GAAGCAGATACCGCTTTCCGAAAGTCTGGTGATCTAGGCGAGATCATTCAGGAACAACCAGTAATGGTTGAAAAATCCCTATGGGGCGGTCGTTTCCTCAAAACAGCCGACTTATTAAATTAAGTAAAATTCACAGGAGGTGACAATATGTCGGAACAAGAAATAATCAAGAACCAACCTGGCGAGTCAGGTCAACTTGGTGGAACAACACCAGGATTGTATCAGGGTCAAGGTGCATTTGCATCAGGATCTGAAGATGGTTCAAACGTACCAGGTAACTATCACAGTGGTGCAGTAGTTGGAAATATTCCAAATGCTAACTTCGGAGTTACATCTGGACCAAATGCAGTAAATCCTTCAGGTGAGGCTGGATCAGGTATCCTTCGCCCAGAGCAAGCACGTCGTTTTATCGACTACGTGTGGGATGCAACAGTTCTCGCCCAGGATGGCCGTCGTGTTACTATGAGAGCCAATACAATGGAACTCGAAAAGGTAAACGTTGGTGAGCGTGTAATTCGTGCAGCAGCACAGGCTGTCGGTAACTACACAAACGCAGGTGCAACATTCTCAAAGGTGGAACTTACAACTAAGAAGATCCGTCTTGACTGGGAAGTATCTGCAGAAGCACTAGAAGACAATATTGAAGGAGCAGCACTAGAAGATCACATCGTTCGTCTTATGACAAACGCATTCGGTAACGATATCGAAGATCTCGCTATCAATGGTGATGGATCAACTGGCTCATTCCTTTCAATCATGGAAGGCTTCGTACATAAGGTAAAGAATGATGGAGATGCACACGAATCTGTAGTCACAGTTGAAAACAACGCATGGACTCCAGAAGTTATGCAGAACATCATCCTTGCTATGCCACGTAAGTATCGTGCTATCAAGAACAATCTAAAGTTCTATGCTGGTACAGATGCATTCCAAGGCATCATCAAGCACAATGGTACCCTTGCAGACGCTATTGCTGAAGCATTCGCTGGTACACCAGCAGGTACACCTGCAAACCGTCAGGCATACCTTGATGGTAATGGTCAAACATTTGGTGGAGCACGTACAACTCGTGTTCTCGGTGTTGACGTACAAGAAGTTCCTTACTACCCTGCAGGATATGTCGATTTGACATTCCCACAGAACCGTGTATGGGGCTTCCAGCGTGACATCACTGTTAACCGTGAATACAAGCCAAAGAAGGACACTGTAGAATATACAGTATTCGTTCGCTTCGGTATTCAATGGGAAGAACAGGATGCTATTGCGTTCGCTGATGCTGCTGCAGATGCATAATCTGTAAAGCACATTTTTTGGGGGGAGTAGGAGTTAATTCTCCTGCTCCCCTTAATTAATTAAATGATATAATACTATTTAGGAGGTTAGTCATGGAAGAAACAAATAAAGTAGAACAAACAGTAGAAACTCCAGTTGTTGAAGAAAAGCCAGTTGATGTTGTAGCAGAAGAAACACCTGCTCCAGAAGCACCAGTTGTTGAAACTCCAGCACCAGTAGAAGAGCCAAAGGCTGAAGAGCAAGAGGTAATCGGAGCACCACGCTATGCTGGTGGATCAGATACAGTTCAAGCAGTAGGTGTAACTAATAATGGAGCAATTGGAACTGCAAATGTAGAGCGTACACCAAAGAAGGCTCCAGCAGCACCAAAGAAGTCAAAGGCTGAAGACTCAGTAGCAGTTTTCTCTACAAGAAATGTAACTTGGAATGGCGTTGGCAAGGTTTATCGTGGATACAATATTGTATCAAAGGATGCTGCTGAAAAGTGGCTTACTCGTGATCATTGCCGTATTGCTACACCAGAAGAAGTTGCAAAAGGATTCGGTAAGTAATCAATGGAAGTCTACAGAGTCCCACCCTATCCGATAACTACAGTTTGGAATGTACCTATTCCTAGTTATACTTACACACTGTATTTAGAAGATTTGGTGGACCACTCTGTAGAAATTTCACAAATCAATTCCGATGAAAATTCACAAATTCATTATGAATTACCATTAAGTAAGGTACAGTTTGATAGATCGTTCCTTATTAGATTTTATGATACAGAACAAGAACATATTCTTTATGAAGATAATCTAGATGTTGTCAGACCATATGTAGATACAACAAAGTTAGCAGATACTGCTAGTGAAATTAAAGAATATAAGACTTATGAACTTATTGCAAGATCAATTATTGATACCATAGTTGGTAATGGTTTTTACAATCACAAACTAATTATGCAAGGTGTTGGACAGGGCGTAGATTATTATCCGCTTTGGGAGCATGCTTATAGAGTTTTAAAAGTATACGAAAATGATGTTTTGGTCTACGATCTTGATGCAGTTGACCCAACAACAAATATTCATGAGTATAAAATTACACTAGATAACAGTGCTATTTATCGTATAGATCCAGGCACATTAACTGGAGAAGTTATTAATAGAACAGAATCTTATCCACTAAACCTAATTACGGGTGGTGGAGATTTAGCACCAATTGGCTTTAGATTAGTAGATTTCCCAAGAGGTTATGATTATATTTTCGTATTAGACGCTGGATATAAAACGATTCCGCCAGATATTGAAAGAGCAACACTTATGCTAATTGAAGATTTAAAGTGTGGCAAGTTAGAATATTACAAGAGATACATGACATCCTATAATACAGATCAGTTTAGAATTCAGTTTGATAAGTCTATGTTTAGTGGTACTGGTAACTATATAGTTGATAGGATTTTAGAGAAGTATCAAAATAATATTACTCGTCCTGGGGTTTTGTAATGATATGCGAAGCAACAGACTATGTATTTCCGATGCAGGCAGATATTTTTTATCCAATTGTTGAACAAGGTGCATATGGAAATGTTAAGAAACAATGGATTCATGATAGAACCATAGCCTGCTCATTTACCTTTGCTGCCTCTGCACTTAAGGAAGAAGTTACACCTAATGTAAATATTACACAGGCTAAGACATTAGTTGGTAGAGTAAAAACAGATATTCGTATTTCAAGTGAAGATGCAAATAACTCTGTTACAAATGTTATTATTTCAAATATTAAAGATACAAATTGTAATCCAATTTATATTGAAACTGCAGGAGCAAGAGCAGGCAAATCAACCATTTTTGAAATTGCATCATTAGAACCTTTTGTTGGTCCATTTGGTAATGTAGAATATTACAGAGTAACTATTCGTCGTTCTGAAAATCAGGCGGTAGATATATGATAGCCGTAAAGTTTGACAATAGAGCATTCATGAAAGAAATGAATAACATTATTGATTATAGTTATGGATTTCTTGAGGGTGTACAGAGTGGGAAAAAGGCTTTTTTAAATAACCTTGGCCCTTCAATTCAAGAGATGGCAGAAAACTTTATAGATACTATGGCTAAAATTGACAAGGCATCGTTACACCATGTCTATGAATGGTATCAAACAGGAAGCCCAGATGCGAGATTGTTTGAAATTAATTATAGAATTAATAATAATGGTCTTGTCTTCTCTTCTACATTTAAACAATCAAATACAATTAAAGATGGATCACGAGAGCCATTCTACGATAAGGCATCAATAATGGAGTTAGGTAGACCAGTAACTATCGAACCTAAAAACTCAGATGTTCTTGCTTTTGATGTTGATGGAGAAACAGTTTTTACAAGAGATAGAGTTACAGTAAATAATCCTGGTGGAGATGTAGAAGGTCAGTTTGCTAAAGCATTTGATACATTCTTTTCAAGATATTTCTCTCAAGCATTTTTAAAGAGTAGCGGTTTATATGATTATTTCAGTAATCCAGTAGTTTATAAGCAAAATCTAAAAAAGGGAAAGGCCCTAGGAAAATCATATGGCAATGCTGTTGGTTATAACTGGGTAGCAAACGCTAAGGTAATTCGATAATGGCTGAATCAACATCAACATTGAATACTCCTATTTTATGGATAAATAACTATTTACAAGAAAAACTAGCAGGAGAGTTAGAGATTGCTATTCCATTTTTCCCACCAAGACCTTTTACCATAGATGATCTAACAGAACAATGGATTATTATTAATAGAGATACAATTCCAGTAAAAGTTCCAACTGCTGGTCTAGGGGCTACATGGGATAGATTAATCAGAATGCGTAAATCGCCATTTCCACACATTAAGACTGAGCAAGCCCTATATTACTTCTATGCATTTGAAGAGGGACGAGAAGAATATATGGTTCGTATGACAGAGGCAATTTTAAGATTAATGGACCGTGAGGACGAAACAGCAGAAGAAATTAATAGTTGGTCTAAAGGTCGAACTTTTGAGGGAATGTCTAATCAATTCTATTTTCATAAATTTAAAATTTACCAATTACAAGAAGCCAGAGACATCATTGACTTTGGTACAGCCCGTACCTATGGCGGTAACAAGATTATCATTGAGTTTGAATACCATCAAAAGGGTATTGGTAGAGATGGCTCAATAGGAATAAACCCAGGATCATAATAATTAAAAAGGCTGTTATACTTATACTTGAGGAAACACGCCTACTATTTCAACAAGGAAAAAAGAGGTGAAAATATGGCATATACAAGAGGAAATTCTAGCCAAATTATCGTGGGTGCAGCAGCACTTTTCACATATGAGGCTGGTCCGCTTTCTGATGCAAGTCTACCAGATTTGGTAGATAATGAATCATACAAGACTACCTTGAGTTCTAACACAAACGCTGCTAACTTCCGTAACGTAGGTTACACATCGAATGGTTTGGAAATCCAATTCCAACCAGATTTCGGTGAAGTTCAGGTTGACCAAGTACTCGACGTAGCAAAGTTGTACAAGCAAGGTATGCAGGTTAGCCTAAATACTACATTTGCTGAATCAACACTAGAGAACCTTCTATTTGCAGTTGCAGGTAAGGACTCAGATCTAGGCATTGAAGATGCATGGGCAGGACCAAATCCTACCCTTAACATGTCTGCTGGTGACATTGGAGAATGTCCAGTTGAGCGTGGTCTAATTGCTGTAGGTCCAGGAACTGGTGACTGCGATGCATCATCAGAACTTGAAAGAATTTATGTTGCATACCGTGCACTTTCTATTCAGAATGTCTCAGTAGCAGCAAAGCGTGATGCAGCGACAATGTTCGAAGTATCATTCCGCTTGCTTCCAAATGACGTAGCGTCATACGGAAAGATTGTAGATCGTACAATCCCAGCAGCATAATACAACTTAATAACATTATTGCCCTTCATCTAAATGGTGTAGGGCAATTTTGTTTTTGGTATACTATATAGATGGCAACATCAATATATAATACAAAAATAATATATTTAATGGATGGGTCAGAACTAGAAATATCTCCACTTAAGATTAAATTTTTAAGAAGATTCATGGATAATTTTGATTCAGTGCGAGAGGCAAAAGGTGACCTAGAGGCTATCTCTGCCTTGTCTACCTGTGCATATATCTGCATGAAACAGTTCAAGCCAGAAATAGCAAATACCCAAGAAGAGTTTGAAGACTATGTAGATATGAAGATTATTTATGATATTTTAGATGTTGCAGCGGGAATTAAAATTAAGGCAGAGTCTGAAGAAACAGTAAAGAAACAGGCAGTAGATAGCGGATCAAGTTGGGAAGATCTAGATTTAGCAAAACTTGAGTCAGAGGTTTTTTTACTTGGTATTTGGAAAGACTATGAAGAACTTGAAAGATCTTTGTCAATGCCAGAATTAATGGCTACATTGTCCGTAAGTCGTGACCTAAATTATGAAGAAAAGAAATTCCTTGCTGCTATGCAAGGTGTAGATCTAGATAAAGATTCTGGAAAACAGGATGCCTGGGAAGAAATGAAAGCCAGGGTATTTAGCAAAAACAAAACAAGTAATCCAAATGACATTACAGCACTACAGGGTGCTAACGCACAAAAGGCTGGTTTTGGCATTGGTATGGGCTTAGATTATGTAGATATGACTAAAAAATAAGCCCAACTATGATATAATTAATTACTAACCAATGGAGGAAAAATAATGGCAATCGCTAATGATACTAAGGAAAAACTATCTTTTGTTGATGGAACTACCTTTGAAGTAAAGCCACTTAAAATATCAGTATTAAAACCGTTTATGAAAAAGTTTGTTACTCTTGCAGATGTAGCAGATGATAATGAAAAGTCTATTGAAATTCTATTGGATTGCGTTCAGGTTGCATTCCAACAGTATTATCCAGAACTAGCAGAGGATCGTGAAAAACTAGAGGAAAGTCTAGACCTTCCAACAGTTTACAAGATCATTGATGCAGCATCAGGTATTCCACTTTCTGATGCAACAGCATTAATGAATCAAATTTCAAAGTAAAGAGGGTGCAGTGATTGTCTGATGTAAATGCTAATATTGGTATTAATTTTGATGCCACTCAAGGCTTACAGCAGTTACGTCAATTACAGGCTGGATTAAGCCGTTTTAATCAATCACTAACCGAAGGTAATGTTACTGCTGCTGCTGCACAGAAATCACTTAATGCACAGTTAATGCAGGCTGTTAATGCAACAGGAAAATTTGTTGCAAGTCAAAAAACAGTAGCAGCAAGTACAACCGCTTTTACAGACGCTCTTGAAAAGAATAAGTTTAGTCTAAAAGAATATTTTAGATATACTGCTGCTGCTGCTTCAGCAAATACTAAAGTTCTCTCTAATATGTTTGCACAAGAGAGAGAAATTATTAATCGTGCAAGAAAAGATAGAGTTAAGTCTCTTCAAACTCAGTATATCCAATTAACTAATGCACAAGGCGATCTTGTCAAAGTTTTGCAGGTAGTTCCTAAACACTTAGAAATGGTTAACGGTAAGTATACTGATTATGCCACTAGAGTGCAGATGGCTGCTCAAAGACAGCAATTGCTTAATCAATTAATTAAGCAAGGTTCTACACAACTTTTAAACTTTGGTAAAAATACACAGTGGGCTGGTCGTCAGTTAATGGTTGGTTTAACTGTTCCTCTTACCATGCTTGGTTCTTTTGCAGCACAGACATTTAAAGATATGGAAATGGCAGTTGTAAAATTCTCTAGAGTTTATGGAGATATGTTTACATCAAATGCTGATACTAATAAGGCTGTAGAAGATATTAAAAAACTTGGTATGGAATTTACCAAATATGGCGTAGCAGTCAAGGACACAATTACAATGGCTGCAGATGCTGCTGCAATGGGTCTAACTGGAAATAATTTATTGCAACAGGTATCTTCTGCAAATAAGTTAGCAGTATTAGGTCAAGTAGAGCAACAGCAAGCATTAGAAACAACAATTTCATTACAAAATGCTTTTGGAATTTCCTCCGATCAATTAGCAGCAAAAATTAACTTTTTAAACTCTGTAGAAAACCAAACAGTTCTTTCTATTTCTGATCTTACTACAGCAATTCCTAAAGCAGGCCCAGTTGTAAAACAACTTGGTGGATCTGTAGAAGATCTTGCAGTATTTATGACCGCAATGAAAGAAGGCGGAATTAATGCATCAGAAGGTGCTAACGCACTTAAGTCAGGTTTAGCATCACTTATTAATCCAACAAAGAAAGCATCAGAAATGCTTGCTGGATTTGGTATTAACATTAAGGGAATTGTAGAAGCAAATGCTGGTAATCTTAAAGGCACAGTTGTTGCTTTTGCACAGGCATTAGACACCCTTGATCCACTTAATCGTGCTCGTGCAATTGAGCAATTATTTGGTAAGTTCCAATTTGCTCGTCTTTCAACTTTATTCCAAAATATAGTTAAAGATGGATCACAGGCATCCAAAGCACTTGATCTTGCTGGAGCATCAGTTGAAGAACTCGCTATCTTGTCTGAACGAGAATTAGGCAAAGTAGAGAATGCAGTAACGGTTAAATATCAAAAAAGTATTGAGCAACTCAAGGTACAGTTGGCTCCAGTTGGTAAAGCATTTTTACAGGCTGTTACGCCAATTGTTCAATTCTTTAGTAAGGTATTAGAAAAATTTAATAGTCTTGGAGAAGGAACAAAGAAAACAATCGCAATAGTTACTGGTGTTCTTGCTGGTATTGCTCCAGTTGCACTCATGACATTTGGTTTGCTTGCTAACGGTGCTGCAAATATTATTAAGTTATTTGGTCTACTTCGTGGAGGTATGGCAAAACTAAATGGACAGAACAGTGTTCTTGGCGGAGGATTTGACTATTTAACTCAAGCAGAAATTGAAAATCTTGCTCAGTCAAATGCATTACATACAAGTCATCAGCAACTCATTGAGACATTTAATGTCGAGGCTAGTAGTCTTAACCAACTTGCAGCAGCATACAGTGCAGCAGCAAGCCAAGCAAGAAATCTTGCATCTGCAAATCCAGGGGTATTTAACACAATACCAGGAGCAACAGGAGCAGTAAAGAAACTTCCTAAGTATGCTGACGGTATTCTATCTGTTCCAGGTCCAAAGGGTGCTGGTGATGTGGTTCCTGCAATGCTATCTCCAGGAGAAACAGTTGTTCCAGCAAAGCAATCTGAAAAACATAGAGGATTCTTAGCAGCAATTATTGGTGACAAGGTTCCTGGATTTAAAAAGGGAAGATATGATCTTGCTGGAAGACAAAGCAATTCTGCAATGTCTTTTATTTCTTCGTTACCAGATATTAGCGAAACAACAAGAGATTATTTAATTAACGAGTTTGGAAGAATTGAAAAATTAACTGAGTCTCAAATTGCTGGTTTTGCAAAAGTAACTGGAACCGAGATGGCTGATAATACGAAAGAATCTTTAGAAAAGGTACGAAATGTTATTAGAGATAGTCTTAAGAATATAGTACTTGATGCAAAAAAGCAAAGTGATATTCTAAATGAAGAATCTATTAACAAAGTAGGAAAGGCTTATGATCCAAATCTAAAGTCATATGAGAAGGGTCAGGTTGTTCAAGGTTCAACAAGAATGGGGCAGTATGCACCAAAAATTAATCAGCCTTACAGAACATCATTTGCACACGTAGGTCAAACTGAGATAGTTAGACCAGAACAAGCACTTCAAGCACAACTTACACCAGATGCAAGAAAGCAAGTTGAATTAGTAGAGAAATTTTATGCTATGAAGGGCAAGGCTGCTCCTGATCTTCGTTTAGCAGATGCACATGCTTTTAGTTCATTAGAAAAGTTTAACAATGTAATGTCTGTTAAAGGAAAAGCAGCAGCATACGAAAAGAAGAATGGTCCTGGAAGTCTTGGAATAGATTTTACAAGAGACTTTGAGCAAAGAGGTGTGTCAAAATGGAAAGACATGACAGACATCTTAGGAAAAGACTTTTAGGCTATC